TTAGCTAAGTCCTTAGTAAAATAATTACTATTAAGAGGTTCAATCGATGGAGATACTTGACCTAAGATAAATGAACTTGAAGTAGTCGGTGCAATAGCAATTGTAGTGGTATTTCGACGATTATAACCTTCAAGTATAGGAGGTTCACCAAAGATACCAGCTAGTTCTACTGTAGCTTTATCACACTTAGTTCTAAGAGTTAAAAATACTTCACTGTTCAATAGCTTAGCTTCCATTGATTCGAAAGCAATAAATTTTGATTGAAGTAGTGAATGCCAACCAAGTACACCAACACCGACTGCACGCTGATTAATAGCGAACTTACGAGGTGCTTCCATAAATGGAACATCCTCTGTCTTATTAATAAACTCAGTCATAACTGCATCGAGGAAGTATACTAATGTTTCGATAGCATCAGTATCCTTCAGATCTTCCCAACGCTCAAGATTAATAGAAGAAAGATCACATACAAACGATTCATCATCCTGATTAGATAGGAAAATTTCAGTACATAGGTTGGAGTGATTAATCTTTAAGCCTTTATCTTTATAAACTTGCGGTGCTTGATTATTAGCATTATCTGTAAAGAAAATATAAGGGTAACCAGATTCGAAACGCTTCTTAATAACCTGACCCCAGATCTTACGCTTATCCTTATCACCTTCAGTCATGGATTTCATCCATTCATCTGTAATTGTAACACCGATAGAAAGATCTTGAACATCATTACCCTCACCCCTAATACCTAAAAACTCTTCAATGTCACCATGATCAATAGGTAGGTAAGCAGCAAACGAGCCACGTCTAACATTACCTTGAGATACGTAATTAACGAGCGAATCAAAGACAGTTAGCTGATGATGCACGCCTGTAGCAGTACCACCAGATTTAATAACTGAACCGCGAGGTCTAATTGCACCGAAGTAACCAGAAGTACCACCACCTATCTTAGACATAGCGCCAATTTCGCCAATCTTAGTAAGAATTTTATTCATGTCGTCAGGTACATAACTACCAAAGCATGAAATAGGTGCACCGCGCTCTCTACCAAAGTTACTCCAGATAGGAGTAGATAAAGAATAAAAGCCACGATGCATATAAGATTCAAACTTATCAGCAAAGCCTTCTATACCTAAATATCTCTCAGCTGCATCAGCAATATCTCTAATGCGTTGCTCTGGTGTCTCATCCTTCGTGAGGTAGTCTCTCTCTAGAAATTTTCTAGAGTCCTTGTTTAGCCAGTATATATCTTTACTCATATATCTATTTATATTGTATATTATATCTAAGTTATTCAAGTGTATCTTTATTTTCTTTTCTTTTTTTCCAAGCAAGCTTTAACTTCTCTCTTGTTGCTTCACTATGCTTTTTACCAAACATACCATTATTAGATCCCTTACGCTTTTCTTTATGCTTCTGCCTAGTTAACTCACTTATAGGATTATTTTTATGATACTCTTTCATTATCTCAGAATGCTTGTTTCTATTTTCTTCATTCCACCATGTAGCATTATGCTGTTTTATTTTCTCTAACTGTTCCTCTGTATGCCAAGAATCATATCTGCTTTTACGAGTCTCAACCATTTTTTTATAAATTTCCTTACTCCTTGTTCGTTTTTCTTGATTTTGCTTTTCAACTGTCTCTTTAGATTTAGGTTTTTTCATCTTTTGTTTTGTAAACTCAGATAATTTATACCCACCTTTATTAACAAAATTCTTACCACCATTATGTTTATTATAGAACATAATATTCTCTGCAGCATTTACTTTTGTTAAAAATCTTGTTTCATAGGTTAAAGCTTCACATGGTGTTTCAAAATGTTTTATTCTAACTATTTGAAACATATATAAGGTATCTTTATGGATTAATTCTTTAATAGTTTGTGACGAGGTTTGATATCCTCGTTCAGACATTAGATCTTCAGAATTAGCTCTCGAATTAATCTTGCACCCTGCATAATATTTTTGACTAGGTATATGCTTAATAATATAAAAATACGGTTTTCTCATATATTTATTTATACTACCCGACCTATAGAGTATACCACAATTAACCAAATAATGCATCTTCATCAAAGCATTGATTCTTTTTAGCGTACTCTACGGGCCTAGAACTGAAAAAATCGGTCATATTATTACCCAATAATTCTTCCATAAACCACATTGTAGACTCTAAAATAGTAGAATCTACTTCAAAAGGTTTAGGTAATCCAATTTGTACGAGAGACTCGTTAATACGATTTTTAATAAATTCCTTTAGTATAGGAGCAGAAAGGCCTGGTTCGTTAATACCATTTACCATCCAATCAATAATTTTACTTTCAGATTTAAACGCTTCGTGAGCAGCTGCGACAATACGCTCTGTCAGCTCTTCATCAAAGAGTTCAGGATGTTCTTCACGAATAGTATTAATAATTTGAATACCTACAAGAGCGTGAATGTTCTCTTCATTACGCGTATACTTAACCTGCTGGTCAGTATCCTTCAGAACATTCTTAAATCTCGCAAAATGATTAATAACATAGAACTGAGAAAACAGAGAAACATTCTCTACAAACAAAGTAAACAATATTAATGCATAGAGATATTGCTTCTTTGAGTCCTTGTAAAACCTATGAGTATACTTACGGAGATACTTGACTCTCCCCTGTATCCATTCTAGCTTAAGGTTCTCTTCAAAAATATCTTCAAGTTCGAGAACCTTGAGCAAACGTTCGTATGCGTTGTTATGAATAACTTCTGTATTAGACATAACAATACCAAGATCATATAGAGCTGGGTGAGGAAGATTTTCTCCTAACTTAGCCCAGAATGTTTTAACTGCTACTTCTATCTGACCAATTGCAGATAGAGTACGTACTATAATTTCTCTTTCTTGGTCTGTAAGTTCAACTTTAAACTGTTGAACGTCCGACTTAAAGTTAAACTCTTTATCAGTCCAAAAACCATTATGCATGGCCTCAATGAACTGTTCCGTCCATGGATATCTATTTGGTTTACGACTTATCTGCTCCTCAAAAATACTATACTCCCTCGACATAGAGATATTTAATTTAATGGGTTAAAATGTCTATTAAAGAGGTTGTGTTTTTTTAAGGCTTCCGTTAGGTAGGGAATAATACTTTATCATGCTAAAGTTACCCTGTTTAACAGTAACATACATTTCGTTTTCAAGGCATATAGGTTGTGAAATAATGGTACCTTCAACATTTATAATTCGATGTAATTGCCCTGTTGCTGCGTTAAATAGTTTTACTGTATTATTGTTTCCTACTGTTGGTATAAATTTCTTAGTTGTCATAGTTTTAAATCTCTAATATTATTTATCAAAACAGCTACATCTGGATCGGATTTATGAGTAGCAAAGTTCAGAGCAGCTTTCTTCGTTACATCTTTACGAACACTATAGTAATTAACTATATCCTTTATATCCTGTGAATCTGGACCTGGTAGATTGTCATCTACAATGCTTAAAATATTACGGATTTCCTGCACGCTGTAGCCACGTTCAATAAGCGATCTTACCTTTTTTGTTACAAAGTATTTTTTAAGATCTTCCGCGTTTCCATACTCTTCAATTCGCTTAGCGAAATAATCCTTTGTAAAGGTATACTTATTACCTGAAACAATACAAATCAAAGTTCGATCCATAATTTTTATTATATATTATTCCCAAGGGAAATCCAACCAAATACCATCTGAAACGGATAAACCATAATAATCAACCAGATGTGATTTGCTATCCTTTACAAACAATGATGCAAACTCAATATCTAAATGATTTTCTTTATTATAAATATCTCTAATAATATTAAAAGTTTTCCCGGTATCACATATATCATCCACAACTAGAATCTTTGATTGTTTGGTTGGAACAGGAATTGGTTGATAGATGACATATTTATCAGTCTGAATCATGTCGTTATACGTATTAATACCAAAAGAAATTACTTTCTTCTTAAGTTTATATGCAAGCATAGTAGCTGGAATAAGACCTCCGCGTCCGACCCCTACAATAAAGTCATAATCTGTTCGTACACGCTGCTCTAAGAGATCAACTATAAACGAAATATATTCATAACTTACTTGCTTCTTTTCCATGATTAAATTGTATATTAATAATAAATATATTCAATGAGTAGCTTTCTAAGAGAATTGCAAAATGTCTATAATGAAGGTTATGGCGGTGATATGACCTACCCGCCTA